CCAGCAACATACAGGTTATTGACGGTACGCTCCCATGAATAGTCTTCGTCGATGCGATAGACCTGACCCTTGACAACGACAATCCAGATGTTGTCATTCTCCACAGCGGCGTCAGTCTTGCTAATCTCATAGCCAGCCTCAGCAAAGGTGCGTCGAATGGCAGGGATAAGTTGGCGAGTGACGTACTTGTCCGTGTCTTTGGTATTAATCACCGGTGGTGCGAAGTCGTGTTGCAGCAGGTTAATACCTCGCACCGCACCGGCACCAGCAAAGACGATGTTGCTATTCTTAAATACTTTACCGTCTGGTATGTTGATGGCAAAGCCATCCTCGCCAGAGGATTGCGAATCAGCCCCGACTACTACCCAGTCAGGGCCTTGAATCGCTGCGATGGTTGTCACGCCGCCAGCCTCTCGTCGAACCAGTTCTTACCTAGTTGCAAGTATATCTCATTGACATCCATATTGGGTGGCAACTGAACGATAGTAGCCTTGTCCAAGTCTTCCTTGATCCGTCGGGCTAGCTCTTGTCCTGGGTTAGTTCCGTCTTCCTTGACATCATTATCCGCAAAGATAAGGATGCGAGCGTACGATTCAAATAGTTTAGGAAACCAGGGCTTCCATTGACTGACTCCAGCAACTCCAACCGCAGGGATTCCCACGATACCCGATGCAACAATCGTGTCAATCTCGCCTTCGCAAATGGCAATCGTATCGCTATAGCGATGAAGATCAAGTACGTTGTATAGCCCAATCTTTTGACCCGAAGGCCAGAGGTATTTTGGAGTTGTGTCATCTATGCTCCGAAACTTAATGCCCACAACGCCAGCGGGTGTAAGATAGGGAATGGATAGTCTGCCGACTGCATGCTCATGTCCGGCACTAGGCTCCACGACGCTTCCAAGACGGAACGTATGCGCGACTTCCGCTGTTATTCCTCGTGCCTCTAGGTAAGAGGCTGCCTGTGGTGTGAGACTGTTGCAATATTTTTCGGCTGCTTCCGTGAGCAAGTTCCTCTGCTCTGCGTTTAACATCTCTAAACTCCTTTATGTTTTCCTTCCGAGCTACTAGGTCATATACATCACCCAGTAGGTTGCATACCAGACAGTTGTATGCTTGGTTGTCTAGGTTGTATGCGGCGCTGGCTTGTGCATCATCGTGGATAATACACTTGCACGGCACCCAACCATGCCGATCCAATACCTTTACGCCGTAATGTTCTAGTACGGCGCCAAGGTCAGGCTTCGATACCACCGGTTACCTTCAACCACTGGTTCAAATCTTGGATAACCCACGACTGGTCTAGCCCCGCCATGCGGCGCTTGACGATGACATAGGCTGGTGGCGTAACATCTAAGTTACGCGCCTTAGCATAGTTAAATGCCTCGGTGGTAGCCTCACGCCAGAACTGTGGCAAGTCCATCTTGGCTGTTGCCTTCAGCTCAAAGATATACGGCGCACCTGCAACGATGCACACGATGTCGCCTTCATCATCCTTGCCTGCTAGGCGTAAACGTTCAGCTAGCACACCTTTGCCACGAAGAAACTTGAGAATGCCTGTCTCAAAGGCGGAGCCTTTGCGCTTACCGTATGTACTCATAGCCCCAGTATCTCACAAATGTCATGCGCTTCGCGCTTCACCAAATATTTTTTGGCAAAAAATTTTTCCTCGTCAGTGTTGGTCGTGTCGTACATATTAAGTGCGCCAACCTGTCCATTGAAATAATCTAACCCTTCTTTGAAACTCATTGGCGCATCTCATTCCATGTCTGCCCGACTCGCATCTGGCTCAGCTCTGAATACAAGGTCATACGGCTAGCGTCTGCCCACAAGGTCAAGTAATTATCACCGGTGGCGCTATGCTTGCTAAAGCGATTCTTCACACAAGCGACACGAAACTCGCCTGAGTGTGGCACGAGAGCCACTGTCAGGATCATCTCTGGCAACTGGGCAATCTTGCCCTGAATAGCTTTACGGCTTGGTGGCAAGTCAGGCTTGCCTTCAGCTTCGCTTGTATGGTGCAGTAGCACAACAGCGGCTTCTGTCTCACGAGCAATATGGTGCATTGCTTTGGCAATCTCACGAAGGCCAGACCAGTCATCGCCTGCCATAGAGACAACGTTCATAGCATTGTCCACAATAATCATGTGTGGATATTCGCCATAGGCTTCGCCGTAAGCACGGATAGCAAGATCGATTTCATCTAGCGTAGGGCTAGGCGCAAAGTCAAACTGCAAATGCTTAATGCTCTCTAGCTCTTGACCGTAGAAGTCCTGACCAGCACCGCTGGAAAATGCTTCTTCGACAGTGGAAACCTTATGACCGGTAATCATTGCCGATGCTCGGATAGCAGTGGTATAGCCATCTGTATCTGCTGATATATACAGCGTAGGCACTTTCATTTGAACTGCCATCCAAAGGGCTATGAGTGATTTGCCGGCGTTAGGTGCGCCTGCAATCATTGTCAGTTGTCCTCTACGAAACCTAATCCCTTCGTTTACGAGCGAAGGGAATAGGTCTGGTAGCAGTGCATAATCGTTCGTGCTTTTCGCTGCCGCTTGGTGTAGTGACAGCATGACGGATTAGCGAACGAAGTTAGGCTCGCACTGATCAGGTGTACCCTTCGGCGTTGGGCAGAAGTAGCCCTTCCACGCCTTTGGTGCGCCTGGCTTTGACTCACGGAACTGACGCTCACCGTGCTTGCACTGGTGAACAGCCAAGGTCAACGGTGATGGTGTTGGTGTCTCTGACACTACGGTTGCGCCGAGAGACTGGATGGCGTTGCGGACGTTGCCGGCATTGCCAAGTGAAGCCGAGACAGAGCCAATGAGTGCGGCTGTGTCTTGGATGGTTGCCAACTGTGCTTCCAACTCTGCTGAGTTATCTGCATAGATGTTGATTAAGGTTCCGTCAGCCAACTTGAAGTTGACTTGGAACTTGGTTGTTTCTGCTGCCATGGTATTGCTCCTTATTTTATCTGTGATAGTGGATCGTAAATTGATGAAAGCTCTCCGCCAACGGCGTAACAATAGTCCTTTACTCCGCATGAGCTACACGCCATGCCGATGTTAGGCAAATATACTTCCGCTTCCAAGCCTCGTGCAAACTGTGCAAACAACTCAGTCATTACGGGAATTGTCCAGCGGCTCAACCCTTCAGCTTCTTCGAACTTAGCATCTCGTGCTGAGTAGAAGTAACCGCGAGTGGGCCGAATGCCGAACTGCATCTCCATGAGGCAGGCATAGATGCCCAACTGCATAGCCGAGTCAGGCGTTGATTTGCCGGTCTTAAAGTCTACCACGATTAGCTCGCCAGTGGGTAGAACGGCAATCAGGTCAGCGAATGCCTTGATAAGCACATCGCCAAAGTATTGGTTGAAACCAATTTCAATGCCAGGTACGCCCTCTGGGCTAACCCAAATCTCCAACTGAGATTCTTGCCAAGCGTTGATGAAATCAAAGAACATCTTCTTGCCGTTCTCATCCCACCAATTCTTGTCTTCCTTGTTGGGATACTGCTTGGTTGCTCGTCCACCCACGCGCCAATCAACAGGATTGGTGCTGGACTTAGATTCAACCTCGGCAATCTGATCTATGAAAGCCTTTTCCCAAATGGTATCCCAACTCATGCGATGGTTTCCTCTCCGGCAACGAGCTTGCGAGCTTGGTCAAGACCAAGTTTAATCATCTCGTTAGGCTCCTTGTCAATAAGATTCTGGATTTGCTTACCAAGTGCAAGTCGCATAACGACTTCAGTTTCAGCAAAGGCTTGCTGGAAAGCCTGCTGGCTGATTACTTTGGCGTGTCTTTTACCCATGTGATTCTCCTAGTGGTGGCGTGACTGCGACTGCGAGGCTACCACATAGCGCACAGTTGATGTCAAGGAAATAGATACCGATTTCTCCGTCATCGTCAAACTTACACTTGACGCTCCATAAATCCGACCCGCAGGGGCAGACTCGGATTGGGCCGAGATTACGATAGTCGGCTTCTGTACCGGTTGTTGGCTTGAGGTTTGCGATGTCATCCATCACCACTCCAGCGCGAACCAAAAGAAAAAGAAGTCGGCGTCAATGCCATACTTGCCCACGCTAAATCCAAGGCGAACAGTATGCTTGCTGTAACCAGTGGTTAGGTATACACGACCATAAAATGTAAACTCTTTTGTCATTAGAATGGAACCTCATCTGTCGGATTTTTCTTTTTTTCAAATTCCGCCAGTAGGAAAGCCTCGGCAGCGGCGTGAAAGGCTGAGCCTCCCACGAACCACCAAGCTGGCTCTTGTGGTGCTTGCAAGTTACGCTCTAGCTGGAATGCTTTGCCACAGCGCAACCATGAAGTAAAGGCGCTAAAGGATCGGTGTTGCACAGTTGTTTCGTTCATGGCGTGAGCATAGCAGGGTGGTATTCGCCACTGTCAAACCAGACACGCCGATGGAATCTGCCAATGGCATAAGTTGACAAGTCACCTCTGGGTATGACTATAATATGAGCGAAGCGAATGCGGTTACGGTGGAGCCTGTTAGGCTCCCCAACGAGGCGGCAAGGCTGATAGCCTCTAACAGTAAAACGGCATAAAAAAATAACCCCCGCCGAAGCGGGGGCATTTTTGTTTAACTTTACTTTGCGGCTGTTGACTTAAAGTGGTTGTAAGCACCAACTGCAACTGGGCCAAGAACTGCTACAACAGCAGCCCATGCAACAGACTTGAGGTGATGGTTACCGGTCTGCCAGATAGATACGCCAGCAACGAGAAGTGCGGCGAGGTAATGCTCTACGATAGCTTTGTTGAACTTCATGGTATCTCCTATAGTGAGAAGCTGGATTGTTCCAGCTCTACTACGGTACCATAGCTACGGCTTTAAGGTACGCATCCCACGGGAAGTTTGCGCCAGGATCCGTATGTCCGCCAGCTATTTTCTTGACAAGGGTAATGTCGTTATGACCCACAAAACCAGCCTTTCCAGCCAGTACATCAGCAGGGGTTAGCTTCACTAAGGGGATGTGGTTTCTCTTGGCTATATCAGCCGCTAGAGCCGCAGAAACGTGTAGTTCTGCAATGCTGTAGCCATCGCCCCATTGGGCTGGTGTCTGAGCCGCAGAGCCTGCATGCTCAATGGAGATAGACTCTTGGTTTAGGGCGTAGTCATCGACAGCCCATGCGGTGTCTGTCTCTAGGACAGACTGGATAACCTGCTTGTCGTCGCACATATAGTGAGCAGAGGCTTGTGGTGCTGTAGCACCAGAGAACCATGCGGCTACCTGCTTGGCACGGCCTTCTGTCTCAGGCGTCTCCATGGTGTGAATAACGATGAGGCGTGGGGTATGACCGGCACGACCCTTGGTGTAGTTGCGAGCTTGGATGAATGGATATGTCATTGGTAGATTAACCTTT